ATAAAGGTTCTCTCTCTAATATAACAAGTTATAAAATTGACAAACATTCAAAGGAGATATTATGATTACATTAAATGAAGCTATTAAAGTATGGTTAGATGAATGGAATTTATGTGAAATATGTGATTATTATCACTACAGGCAAATGGCATGTAATTGCCAAGAAAGGAATAAAAATGGACAACAAATTAAAAGTTTTAAGACAAATTAAGTATTATGTAAAGAATACACATCAGAAAATAGTTATTATATTTTGGTGTGTAATAACAGTTTTATTAATACAATTTATTAGTTTTATAATGAATTGTATGTAAGAATTGTGTGGTAGTATCATATCGCACATTAAATACAAGGATAAGCATAGTAATATGCCCAAAGTGATAATAATGATAGTTATTATTGCGCCAGCAATGGTCCATAGATACAAGCATCTACGTAATTAGTCCAAGGGCATTGGAATAATTATAGAGTAAATGGTAATACTCTTGAGTATGGTAACATACAATAGGATAAGGTGTAGGAATAATAGGATGAGTTGTGGTGATGAGTCCGTATTCCAGTATTATGGTTAATCCTTTGGTAACAAAGGGCGATACCAGAAATACCATAATAAATATTCACCAGATATTTATTGTAGTGTTAAGCGATGTATTTACTATTCCAAAAGAATAGCAAGCATCTCTGTAGCCGACTTAACACATTTGCTATTATCACTATAAAATAATGATAAACTAGAGAGTAATCTCTAATGGAAAACAGGCACAGCGGTTAGTTAAGATAGGGTTCTAAAACTATACACTTCGGTGAATATAGTACATACAGTTACTTCCAAGTGACTTTATGTTTTGTTATTAAAGCACTATAGGGCTAGGCATAGTCTTATAGATGTGAGTAGTAGCAGAGAATACTAACTGTTACGAGTGATTAGCGTTACTAATTGAACCTGATAGTGTACTATACGCAAGTATAGTGGATAAAGACAAAACCATAGGTAACCCTTATGGAACATAGTCTGAAAGTGCTATCGTTATAGAATGTAATCTCAATTCTATATTAAATTTTAATATTAATTAAGGAGACACTATGTATTTAGATGAAACAATATTACAAAGTAGAACAACGTTGTCATTAGTAGAATTTATAGATGAATTAATTGAATATAAAGGTGTAAAAATTAATGATGAGTTGTATGGTAAGTATAAGGAAATCAAACGACAAACAAAGAAAGCGAAGGATAAAAGATATGTCAGAAGAATTAATTAAAAGAGAATTAGAACTAAATAAAGAAAGCGAGGGTCATATGTTTTTTAGTATAATGTTAGGTCTATTAGTAATAAAAACAGACTATTCTACTGCAATTGTTAAACTAAATCAGATACAAGCTATTGAAATGGTAGATAAAGGTGATGGTGGTATTCTAACTATCACACTAAAGGGCGATAAATCAGAACAAATAGTATATTCTGAAGACAATCAAGATAAATGGGTAGAAGCTAAAGAATGGTTAGATAGTAATACTCTTAATTTATCTGATATTATGAAACAACAAGATGTATTATATCATAGAGATGCTCATCCAGGATTTTAATAATTAGCTAGTAGCGTATGTATGTTCTCATAAAACAAGAGAGGAATCCAGGTAATGACAGTTTATAATAATTGCTAGCGATAAAGCCAGAGTCCAGAAACCGTGAGGACTGGTAGGGTATTTAGACATAAATGATTACTCATATTGTCTCCTTTCGACCCTGTTAGCTCTGGCTGAAATTTAAAGACTTGCGACATACCAAGGCAGAAGAGAAATAGGTCTAGACGCTCATTATGCAAGTATGTAACACTATAAACCGAGGTGATGGTGGGAGACAGTTATTAATGTAATATGCTTTAGACCTGTCGAGGAAAAAGTGTAGGTTTATATAATATTTTATTAAATAATAGGAGAAGAAATGAAGAAAATAATAGGATTATTAGTATTAGTGTTAGCATTAATATTAGTAGCATGCGAAGTTGTACCAGATAATCAACCAGCAGAAGAACCTTCAACAGAAGCGGTAGAATAATGGATATAGATTATTGGGAAATGAAAGCAGATGTTTGGATAGAAAATCAAATTAAATTAGGAGCAAATAAAAATGCAGAGCGAATCATTAAGAAAACAAGTAAAAGCGATATGGGCTATATTAGCAATGTTAACAATATGGCAAATATCAGTAACAGCAAAAGTTAATACGTTTATGCCAAATCTTGATTCTATTAATCAATCAGTAAATATAATGTTAAATAGAATTAGTGATTTAGAAAATGTTAAAGAAGAAATAGAAGATAACATAGACGAATATGAAGAGCTTTATAAAGAACAAAACGAAGCTTTAGAAACTTTTGATGAAAAATTTAGTAGAATGAGAGATATACATGGTTCTGGTCATTTATTTGATTGGAACGGCAATTTGTATACAACTTATTATGCTGAAGAATTAGTAACTCATAACGAATAAAATAAGGAGAATCAAACCATGGCAGATTCAACAAAAACTATCAATTTATTAAACAATGGTGAATTTACATCTAGAGATGTATCAGCTAATAATGTAGGTGATTTAAGAAATGAACTTGAAATACCTGCTAATGCTAATGTTAATGTTGGTGGAACTGTAAGACAAAATGACTTTGAATTAGAAGATGGTGCATATGTAGCATATACATCTAATAACAAAGTAGGAGGTTAATATGGCAGATAGCATCGAATTGTATAATGGTTATAACAGTATAAATGTTAACACTCTTGATATTTTAAGACAACCTAATCAACAATTAGCAAATGCTATCGCTACTGGCCCTCAAGATGAATTCTTTTCCAAATTAGAAGAGTGTAATAGAGTTTTATCAGGTTATTCAAATGAAGGACCTGTACTCTCTGTTACACCTTCTTGGAATTGGAGACCTGGAACACTTAATATTATTAAGAAGTATGTTTCACAGCAATTAATGCTAGAAAAGAAATCAAGTGGTTTAGGTAAATATTTATCTAGAACAATAGATAATACTAGGTATAGAATATCTTGGATGGCTACGAAACTTGAACAATGCGAAGAGTTAAAGCGAATGTTAAAAAGAGAAGGTTATGCACATGATGTTAATATTGAAGAGTATATAGTAAAATTATCTGATTTTTGTGATAAAATAGAAGAATCAGCTAATCAAGCAGCTAATGCAACAGGAGGCAAAGTATCATTTACACCTTACATATATATCCCAGAAAATAATGAAAGACAAGCAACATTTTATTTAGATTGCTATGTAAATCCAGGGGAATTAAATGTATGTCAAGATAGCACATTGATACAGAAAATACCAATAAATGGTATAAAGTTAATGTTTCATTGTTCTTTAAGAAAAATGATGAGATATTTAGACAAACCATCGCCTTCTTTGCTAAATGTTAGATATTCAGGCTTAAATGATGCTCAGATGACTAATCAAAATAGCTATAGAGCAAGACAAACAACATATCATCCATATGTAGCTCAACCTACTTATAGAGATGGATATGGAAGTAGTATTCAATGGGGAACTGCATGTTTTAGTAGTTTTACAGATAATATAAGAAATGCATTTCATCAATTAAACTTTATTGTATTAGCAATGGAATTATTAGAATGGGCAGGTTATTATAATACTCAACATGCTAATCCATATAATAGTCTTAATTTAACACATATTGGTATGCCTAAAAGTTTTAGTAAAGCATATCAAGCTGTAATTAATAGAGATGCTGGTAATTGTAGCTCAAGACTAAGTGGACATATATTTGATAAAGATGCTCAAATGTATAGTCCTAAACATAATAGAGATAAAGTTAACTTCATTGAATATTGTCAGAACATTGAATGTGTTTGGAGGACTGATTGTAGTAAATTCATACAATATACAGGAGAAATGAAAAGAATACTTAATACTGAACATGTTTTTATAGTTGAATCAATATTAGGAGCTTTGCTAGAGCATTTTAGTGAAGAAACAGTAACAAATAGTGTTTTGTATGAAGATTTTGGTATTTATCTTGATAATTCATTAGATGAAAATCATGAAAAGAGAGAATATATGATATATGATTGGAAAGATGCTATTGACGCATTAGTAATGAAATATGAAAGTACTTATCAATTTGAATATATTCTTGATGAGATAAAATACTGGAATACTGATGAAGAAGATAAAGTAGCATCAACAGAAGAAATAGAAGGATTGATGAATGAAGAGCAAATTAAAAGAGAAATGTTGCAATGGGCAACAGAAAGGAGTATTTAATGGAGTTAGATAAGTTGTTTTGTATACCTGAAAAGGATTGGTATGAAATAATATCATGGGCTCAAATAGCATATGACGAAGATAAAAATGAAATATCTGGTCTAGCTACAGCTGTTCCCAATAAAGATGGTATTTATATCATTGGCGATGTTGAAATACTAAAACAAGAGAATACAGGTACTAATACAGAGTTAGATGGAGATGCAGTTGCAGACTATAAAATGAGATACGCTATGAAACATAAAAATCCAGGAATTAAATTTGTATGGTGGCATTCTCATCACACGATGGGAGCATTTTGGTCTGGAACTGATGAAAAAGAGATAGATGCATGGAAAAATGAGTCATTTTCTTTGGCATTAGTAGTCAATCTGAAACAAGAGTATAAATTCAGAGTAAGTTTATGGAAAGCATCAGGACTAAATATTGAACAGCATTATGATATAAATCTTAATATTATTAGAAAAGATGGTGTTAAAGTTACTGATAATATGAAAAAGCAATATAAGGAATTATGTGAAGACAAACATCCTAATGTTGTAACATCATATAGAGGTAATTGGAATAGAAATAATATTAATCAAGGAAATCTTTGGAAAAATCATGATAAAATAGCTATGAAAGATAAAGCATTTCATAAACAAACCAAAGAAGCTGTTGAACAAGTAGTAGACTCTTTTATGGAAGGAGATTTATCACTTCCTAAATTTAAAAAGGGTTTAAAAGGTATTCAATCAATGTTAGACCAACATAAAATAACAGACTATAAAATACTTATTCCACAAGGAAATAAAGCTGAACTTATAGATAAGTTTCAATTTGTATGGGATAATGAATTGTTAGAATACAGAGATGCTTTACTTCAACATGAATATGAACAGGAGGAATATTATGGCTGGTATCATTAATCAACGCTCTTCTGGTTTAATAGATTCTTTACATAATCATGTCATTCACATATTAGGTTGCGGGGCTATAGGTAGCTCCGCAGCTACTCAATTATGTAGAATGGGAGCTGAAAAGTTTGTATTATACGACCTTGATATGGTAGAAACAGCTAATATTGGTGTTTCACAATATGGGCATTCCCATTTGGGACAAAACAAAACTTCAGCATTAAATTCATTATTAAAGGATATAAATCCAGATTGCGAAGTAACAGAAATGACAGGGTATTTTGAGACATTTATGTACTCAAATGAAAAAGATATTATCATATTAGGTTTTGATAGTATGAAATCCAGATTAGAAGCAATGCAAATATGCTTATCATACAAAGGATTTAACCCTGGATTACTCATAGACGGAAGAATGGGTGCTGAACATTATCAGCAATACACTTTTGTCAAACCTACACTTAAGAATTACCAAAAATCTTGGTATTCTGATAAGGAGGGGAGTTCCGAACAATGCAACATGAAAGCTACAAGTTATTGTTCAAATATGTCAGGAAGTTTTATAGCAAATACCGTTCGAAAGGTGCTTACAGAGCAACCTTATGAAGCCGCTTTGTCATTCAATTTCCCCACAACACACATAGAGAAAAATACCTTGTATAAATAGTTTGATTGTTGTAATATAATGGGCTGGTTTAAATAAACTAATTTGAGCCAGCCTATTACTAACATAGGAGAATAGTATGGCACTTAAGAAAGTCAAAAGAAAAGCCGTCTCCGAAAATCCTAAATCACTATTGTTGTATGGTGCACCTAAAGTTGGTAAAACTACAGCTTTAAGTCAGTTAAATGATTGTCTAATAATTGACACAGAAGGTGGAGCAAATATGATAGAAGGATATGTAGAAACGGCTAATAACAGAGAAGAACTGATAAAAATCTTACAAGAAGCACAAGATGGACACGAGTATAAATATGTAGCTATAGATACAATAGATAGAATAGCAACATGGGCAGAAAGTGCTGTTTGTGAAGAAGAAAGTGTATCAGCTATACAAGATTTAGCATTTGGTAAAGGTTTTGGCCTTGTCAGAGAAAAAGTCTTGAATACTGTGCATTTTCTTAAAGAGATATTTCCTCATGTAATTATTATTGGACATAGGAAATGGGCTAGAGCAGTTGTAGATAGTAAAGCTATAGTAGAACCAGAAAGCTTAGATTTAACAGGAAAGTTAAAGAATATGCTAATGGCAGATTGTGATGCTATAGGATATGTTTACAGAGATGAAGAAAAGAAGAAACTAATGGTTTCTTTTAAGTCAAATGAAGCTCTAGAAGCAGGAAGTAGAAGTCCTCATTTAAGGGGCAAAGAAGTCGAATTAAAATGGAATCTTATATATAAGGAGAAGAAATAATGGCGATATTTAAACCGAAATCATCAAATGGTTCATTTAATGACTATTTTGGAATATGTCAATTTGGATTATTAAACTTTAAAGATAGGTCAGCAGAATTTGAATGGGCTGATATATTTATTGAAGCATCAATAAAACAAAAAGACAATGATTTTGAAAGAGTGTTACAGATTAAAGGTACTCTTGATAAAGAAAGTGGTGAAATAACTGGTGGTAGTGTTCTAAAAAGAATGTATCAATTCTTTGATGAAATAGGATGCGAAGCAGGTATTAACACTAAAGGTGAATGGGAAACTCAAGATGGTGACAAAATTGAAGATATAGGACAATATCTTAATGACAACCATTTAAGTGCTGTAATTCCAGGAACAGACCCAGAGTTTAATTATTTAGGATATTTCTATCAAGAAGTTCCTAAAGTTCCAGGTGGAAAATCTTATACAAGATGTTGGAATAAGATTTATAAGAATGTTGATGATAATAAAGCTAAACTTGAAAAAGATGTACAATGGATGAAATCTAAAGGATACATTAAAGAAGTTACAGAAACGACACCTGAAAAAGTTGAGATGTCAGGAAGTGGTTTAGCTAATCTATGAAATATGTCGAGATAGCTAGAGGCTTACCTCATAATAGAGGTACAATTATTCCCATAGAGAGTCTTATAGATTTTGTAGGTAAAGATTCGTTATATAGAAGTGTATATCTTTATGATGACACGGCTGTAGAATATGTATCAGAACATGGAAGTTTAAAGAATTTCTTTGGTGTAAGATATATAGATAAAATACCTATAGATATAGATAAGCAAGGGAATACAGACGAAAAAACTCTAGACATCTTGAGAAGTGTTATCTTGGAGCTGGAAGAGGCGGATATTGGTTGTGGGAGCTTCCAATCCTATTTTTCTGGCTCTGGATACCATCTAATTTTGTCAGGTGCTTTATTCAACTTTAAAGAAGGAAATGATTTGCCTTATATAGTAAAGCAAACATTAAAAAAGCTTGTCCCTAATTTAGATTCTAGTATTTATATGAGAACAGGTATATATAGAGTTCAACATACTATAAATAAAAAGACAAACTTATATAAGATTCCTTTAACAAGAGATGAAGTTATGAATCTAGAGGTACCGCAAATACTTGAGATGGCTAAAGGAAATAGACTTGACTTTAAGTATCATCCATTAACAGGTAATGGCGAATTAGAAGAGAGTATTATCACAGATGTTCCTGATATTCAAATGTTTAATAAGATTTCTGAACCAAATAAAATAGTTCCATGTGTTCAATCAATGCTTAAAAAGGGAGCAACAGAAGGAAATAGGCATATAACGGCTATGAGAATAATAAGTCACTTTAAAAGACATGGAATTCCTAGTCACTATGCTAAAGTAATGATGCTTCATTGGAATAATAAAAGCATGAATGAAAATAAAATCATGGAAATGGTCGAAAATGTTTATAACAGAAATTATAAATATGGATGTCAAGATACTATAATGAAAGAACATTGTAAAACTCAATGTATGTTCTTTGAAAGAAAAGATTATTTAATAGATATTAAATCTTCAGATGAAATGCAAGGAGAATTACATGAACGTTTGACTACTGATTTCAGCGGTAAAACTATAGACCTAGGTAGGGCATTAGGAGTAGAAAAAGAGTCAGTAATATATCCAGGTGAGTTAGTTACTATTTTTGGACCAACAGGGTCTAATAAGACTACTTTTGCTCAAAATTTAGCACTTGGTGTAGACTTTGTTAATAACACTATAT